GATGCGCCTTTTTGTTTGTGTCACAGGCAACGATCTAAATTTAGATAGGCAACAAACATAGGCAACTTTTTTAGGAGAAAACTACTATGGCATCTTTAGCAGAAATTAGGCAGCGTCTACAGGCAGCAGAAACAAAAGGTGGTAATTCACAAGGCGGCGACAATTCCATTTATCCCCACTGGAACATGGAAGAAGGTCAATCCGCATCATTCCGTTTCCTAGCTGACGGCAACAGCAAAAACACATTTTTCTGGGTCGAACGTGCGATGATCCGCTTGCCCTTTGCCGGAGTCAAAGGCGAAGCAGACACCAAACAGGTCATGGTCCAAGTGCCCTGTGTGGAGATGTGGGGCGATGCTTGCCCGATCTTGGCAGAAGTACGCAACTGGTTCAAGGACAAGAGCCTTGAAGACATGGGTCGCAAGTATTGGAAAAAGCGCAGCTATCTTTTCCAAGGCTTCGTCCGCAAAAATCCCTTGAGCGATGACAAGTCCCCGGAAAATCCCATCCGACGCTTTATCATCGGCCCCCAGATCTTCCAAATCATCAAATCGGCCCTGATGGATCCCGAGCTGGAAGAACTGCCCACCGACGTCATGCGTGGTTTGGATTTTACTATCACCAAGACCATGAAAGGTGGCTTTGCTGACTACAACACCAGCAAATGGAGTCGCAAGGAATCGGCTCTCACAGCCGAGGAACAAGCGGCCATTGAAAAATATGGTCTCTATGATCTCAGCACGTTCCTGCCCAAGCGTCCCGGTGAAGTTGAACTCCGGGTCATCAAAGAGATGTTTGAGGCTTCGGTTGATGGACAGCCCTATGATGCCGAACGCTGGGGTCAGTATTTCCGCCCCGCGGGAGTGGCAGCACCGGGCGGTTCGGCACCGGCAGCCAGCGAGAGCGCACCTGCAGCTCGGGCAGCACCGGCAGCACCGGCAGCATCAGCACCCGCAGCAGATGAACCGCCCTTTGATGCTGATGATGCCCAGGCCGCAGCCGAGCCTGTGAAGAAACCCGCAGCAGCCGCAGCAGGTGGCGGTGGTCAGAGCGCCCAGGACATCCTGGCCATGATCCGGGCACGTCAAAAGACGCAGTAACATTGACGCATACTGCGGGGCTAATCACCCCGCAGTTCTTTCTTTTTTTAGGTGAATTATGGGAAAACCTTTTGACGTTTCACGTTTCCGCAAGGAAATAACCAAATCAATCGATGGACTCACCATCGGTTTCAATGATCCCACCGATTGGATCTCAACCGGCAACTACGCCCTCAACTACTTGATATCCGGCGACTTCAACCGCGGTATTCCGCTGGGCAAGGTCGCGGTGTTTGCCGGTGAATCTGGCGCGGGCAAAAGCTATATCTGTTCCGGCAACATTATCAAGAACGCCCAAGAGCAGGGAATCTTCGTTGTGCTGGTGGACAGTGAGAACGCACTAGACGAAGCCTGGCTCACGGCCTTGGGCGTGGATACCAGCGAAAGCAAACTGCTCAAGCTCAGCATGAGCATGATCGACGATGTGGCCAAGACCATCAGCACGTTCATGACCGACTACAAGGCCTTGCCTGATGGCGAGCGCCCCAAGGTGTTGTTCGTGATTGACAGCCTGGGCATGTTGCTGACACCCACGGACATCAACCAGTTTGAAGCCGGTGACATGAAAGGTGATCTTGGGCGCAAACCCAAGGCGCTCACGGCCCTGGTTCGTAACTGTGTCAACATGTTTGGCAACTACAATGTGGGCCTGGTGTGTACCAATCATACCTATGCCAGCCAAGACATGTTTGATCCCGATGACAAGATCTCGGGCGGACAAGGCTTTATCTATGCCAGCTCGATCGTGGTGGCCATGAAGAAGCTCAAGCTCAAGGAAGATGAGGATGGCAACAAGATATCGGATGTCATGGGTATCCGGGCCGCTTGCAAGGTCATGAAAACACGCTATGCCAAACCCTTTGAAGGTGTGCAGGTCAAGATACCGTACGAAACTGGGATGAACCCCTACTCGGGACTGGTGGATCTAGCCGAGAAGAAAAACATCCTCAAGAAAGACGGCAATAGGCTGATGTTTGTGAGCAGCACCGGCGAAGTGACCAAACTGTTCCGCAAGGCCTGGGAGGCCAACGAAGAAGGTTGTCTGGATCGACTCATGGCAGATTTTGCGAATCTCCGCACGGAGGTAAGTATCGATACTTCTGAGGAGGAACAGGAATGACCGAACAAGTGGTAGCAGAAATTTGGAGCGAACTCAAGCGTTACATCAATCTCCATGATCGTGCCGAAGCAGCCGATACAGTGTTGAGTGTCATGATCGATCATGATTGTGATGCTGCTGATATACGTGCGGCCTTTGCCACAGATCCCGATATCAAGGCCGCATTGGCCGCACACCTCGACGACGCCGAAGATGATGACTACGTCGACGACGAGGATTTTGATGACGAGGATCAGGATCACTGATGTGGTATAGCCGTGTTGTCGCGAGCCTGGGTGCCATCCCTGACTTTATAGCCTATTACGAAAATGAGCTAGAAGGTGCAAGACAGGAATGCCGCATCTCGGGTCACGTGGAAACCAACATCAAAGAGCTTCCGGGTGTGACCGAGCATCGTTTCAATCAGCTACAAGAGATTGAAGCGGTGCTCAACTACCTGAATATCCAGCTGAGGCGGATACGCCGTCAGCACTTCAAGAAGTATCTGGAAGGCTATGCTCGCGCCCTGACCAGCCGTGACGCTGAAAAATACGTGGATGGTGAGGATGAAGTGGTTGATTACGAGACCATGATCAACGAAGTGGCTTTGCTGCGCAACCGTTGGCTGGGTATCATGAAAGGGCTAGATACCAAACAGTGGCAAATGGGTCATATCGTGCGGCTCCGCACAGCCGGCATGGAAGATATCCGGGTATAAATCCTGTTCCCAACTGCGATCGCGCATACATAATTCAAAGGAGTCGTGTATGAAACGCACCGCATTAGTTACCGGTATGACCGGGCAAGATGGGCCATATCTTGCTCGGTCATTGCTGGAAAAGGGCTACAGGGTTTATGGATTGGTACGCCGATACAGCAATCCCAACCTTGATAATCTCCGATGGTTGGGTATCGAAAACGACATCGAACTCATCACCGGGGATGTCACTGACGATGGTTGCATCAATCATCTCATGCGCGGTCTGCGTCCCCAGGAAGTCTACAACCTTGCTGCCCAGAGTTTCGTGGGTGTGAGCTGGGATCTCAGCAAACTCACCACCGAAGTCAACAGCCTGGGACCGCTGAACATACTCAATGCTCTGCGTCAACACAGCCCCGAAACTAGATTTTACCAGGCATCCACATCTGAAATGTTTGGCAACAGCGAGGGCGGCCAACAGGATGAATCCACCCCATTCCATCCACGCAGCCCCTATGGTGTCAGCAAACTCTATGCGCATTGGATAACCATCAACTTCCGGGAAAGCTATGGACTATATGCCTGTTCGGGCATACTGTTCAATCACGAAAGTCCCTTGCGTGGACGCGATTTTGTCACACGCAAAATAACCGACGGTGTTGCCCGTATCCGATTGGGTCTAGCTGATAGTCTGACACTGGGCAATCTAGATTCGCGCAGAGATTGGGGACATGCCGCGGACTTCGTCGAGGCCATGTGGATGATGTTGCAGCAAAAAGAACCCCAGGACTTCGTGATAGCCACGGGCGAACAGCATAGCATACGTGACTTCTTGCAAGAAGCGTTTAGCTACGTGGGATTACCTCATTGGAGCCAATATGTATCGTCAGATCCCAGGTTCAAACGTCCCGCAGAGCTGCATACTCTTTGCGGTAACAGCAATCGTGCTAGAGAACTCTTGGGTTGGCAGCCACGCAGCGACTTTCGCAGCCTGGTGCGTGACATGGTCGATGCTGATCTAGAGCGACTCAAGGCAGGGCAATAAACGAGCCAGGGGTGCACCGGTGGATATTTCTGCCGTGGTCCATTCGGTATGACATAGATCCACAAACCATTGATCGCGATCGGGTCTGCGTGGGTATTCGATCTTGCTCCAATCCAGTTCAGACACAGGCGCGGCCAAGCTAGATTCGTGGCAAAACAACGGTACCCCGCGTATCACAGCATTGACACCGGCACCGCTGTTGACATTGATCACTGCCCAGGCTCGGGCCAGACTGGTGTCGAGATCATAATCGTCGTAGGTGTCGATCTGCCGCTGTGGTTGATCGAGCTCGCAGCCCGGTGGTATTGGGATCATGCTGCGCGGATGCTGTCGTATCCTGATGCGTCGATCGGTATATTCGCGCAAGGCCCGCACCAGGATATCCAACCACTGCGCAGAGGGTGGCTGCGAAACCCACTGTTCGCTGTCGCCCCTTTGTAGAACTACTACCACATCGGACCCGGGTGGTTGCCAGGGCCTGGTGGCCAATCCCAGTTTTTGGGGTCGCCGGGGATCGCGGTCTTGACCCCAGATCGCGTCGCTGCCCAGGCCATTGACCCCCATTTTCCAGGTCTGTCCCCGGGCCAGTGTGCCCACTTCCAGAACGATCACGGGACGATTGGAGTTCCGGTAGTGTTGCCACACTGATCTATTGTTGCGCATGCGACCGGCCCAGACCAGGCTCCAAATCACGGCCACATCAGCGGCCATGTCATGACTGACCACACTGTGACCCAGGCCCACAGCACCGCGCCGGAAAGCCTGCCACACTGGCCCACTGTTTTGAGCCCCCCACTGATCGAAAACGCTGATACGCATATAGAGTAAATAGTTATCACTATGTATCAAATCAATGACATTTGGTGGAGCCCCGAACCCCCCGATGGGTTTTTCAGCCAGAGATTAGAACCCAAGATAGATATCTGGTATCAGCAGAGATACAGATATTGGATATTCGCAAATATCCCGCGACGCCGCACCATGATAGACGTGGGTGCCAACATCGGCATTTTTGCCCGGCCCAGCGCACAGGTATTTGAACAGGTGATCTGCTTTGAACCAGTCAGCACTAATTTCGCTGCGCTAAAACTCAATTTGGCCTCCTGTGACAACGTGACCCTGCACAATTGCGGGCTCAGTGACAGCGCCCGGCGGGTGAAGTTTCAGCTACAGATCAACAAATGTGGTTGCAGTCACCAGGTCGATGCCTGGGGTGATTCGCCTGAGTTTGCCAATCACGAATGTGATCTGGTGACCCTGGACAGCTTTGCCTATGACCAAGTGGATTGGATCAAAGTTGATGTGGAAGGTGCAGAAATGTCGGTGCTGCAAGGTGGACGCGAAACCATACGACGCAATCGACCCTGGTTGTTGTTGGAACGCAACGGACAGGAAACTCTACATCGCGAATGGCTCAACGATGTCTGTGGCCCCTACGAAGCTGCCCCGGTAAAAAGCAAGACCAACACCATATGGATACCCCAATGACGTTTGCTGTAGTGACCACATTCCATGCCGCAGGTTATGAACGATATGCCAGCCGCATGATCGATACCTTTTTGACAAATTGGCCCCGGGACATCACTCTCTATGCCTATGCCCAGGATTGTGCTGTGACCCAGACTGCGCCCAATCTCGTGGTGCGTGATCTGCATGACACAGTGCCCGAGCTAGTGGCGTTCAAGCAACGCTGGGGATCAGATCCCAGAGCGCGTGGTGAAGTGGCACAAGGTCCCCCGGATCGCAAAGGCAAGGCACCGGGTCTGGGATTCCGCTGGGACGCCATACGCTTCAGCCACAAGGTCTACTCAGTGTGTCATGCTGCCCGCAATACCGATGCCGAGGTGCTGTTTTGGATGGATGCTGACATGGTGTGCCATACTCCAATCACAACAGAGTTTATCCAGCAACAGATTCCAGCCACAGTGGGCCTGGCATATCTGGGACGCGAACGAAAATTCACCGAGTGCGGTCTGTATGCCATGAATCTCCGGGATCCTGTGACACAGGAATGGTTGGGAGAATTCCAGCGGGCCTATGATTCCGGACGACTCATGACCATGAGCGAGTGGAATGACTGCTGGGTGTTTGACATCACTCGCGATGAAGTACAGGCCCGCCAGCCCACATGGCAGCTATTGAACTGGAGCCAAGGGCTTATTCGCGGTGAAGGTCATCCCCTGATCAACACAGCCTGGGGAGCCTATTTGGATCATCTCAAAGGTCGTCGCAAGGAGGCAGGTCGGAGTCTGTCTCGGGATCTATTGCAACCTCGTTCTGAGGCATATTGGACTCAGCAGCACTGACGCGATATTGGGCTTTGCTGTGTTTGGCCTTGTAGTGCGTGAGATAAGGTCCCAACACAGTATGCTTCAGGGGTGTCTTATAGGGTTTGGCGAATCCAGCACAGAGATCATTTACCCGAGCCGCCGGCACTGACTGTATAGCAGCACCAAACACATCGTTGTCGTAGAATCTCCGGAGATCCTGGTATCTGCGCTGATGGTATCTACGCATATATTCGGATCGAAACTGTGGATAATATGTGTTGCGTTGATTCACGGCAAACACACCAGTTTCGGGAACCAACCAATTGCCCGGATTGCCTTGTTTATCACTGTGATAGGTCACGCCTAGATAGCTGGCCAGGCACTGGCGATTCAGGATCCGGCGCCACAACAGCCAATCCACCCGCTGTTGGGTGATCACATCCGCGTCCAACCAGATTATCCAACGACTGGTACTGTGTTGCATGGCATGCATGAAGCTGTAGGCTTTCTTGGCAAATCGTTTGATGCTGTCATGCAGATCTTCTTGCTGCAATCGACCATAGTCGGGATCTAGCTGGCCAAAGTCAATGGAACGCACACGATCACCGTAATTGGGCAACTCAAACTCTTCGGTATACACAGTCAATCGGAAATCCCGGCTCCAATAGGCCAGCCATGACTCCACGCAGTCCCGGCCGATCATGTCCCAATAGTGTTGGTTGACGCTGGTTATTACTTCAATCATGCCGGGCCCATTTGCGCATGTGTTGCCAACAGAGTCCGGAACGCAAATCAGCATGGCTCCAGTGAAATTGGCTGAGACGTTGTGCCCAGGATTCCCGATCAAATGTGTCGGGTGTTTCGATACGCGCCAGATCATGATTGGCCACATCTCGAGCCTGGCTGCGTTGGGGATCGGTCACGAAAACCGGTATACCTTCTATGGCAGCAGCCACGGAGGGGCTTGAGTTATGGTTCACCACGGCCCAGCAATTTTGAAGATCTTGCATGAGACTGCGTTGGGCTGCGCTGGTGGAGATATTCATGATGCGACGCCCCATCAATAGTTTGGTCAATCTTAGGCAATATTTGGGGGCTCGTTTGTCACCGGGATGAGCACGTATCACTATGGGACGTTGGGTGTAACGCCTCAGGGTCTCAACGGTGTTGAGAGCCCAATCAATCACGTCAAATCCACCCATGCTCCAGCCACCATCACGTTGCAGGCACAGCAATATATGATGTCCACTGGTTCGCCAGGGTCGAAGCTGCACACCCGTGGATTGTTGTATGATTTGCCAACGCTGGGGGTCCGGCTTGGCGTCACAGTATTCACCCAGTCCGGGAAATACATGATCATAGCTATACCGCAACCAATAGCCCGGATTGTCGGTGTTGCGATACAGGAATAGATTGCTGTCGGCGATCACGGTCCGGCCACCTGATCTGCGTTGATTTTCTATTATGCTCCGGCGCAGCTCAAGGTGTGGTGATGCTTTGCTGTTCTCGTGCACCCAGCCCAGGATCACAGCAACATCCGCGGGTTCCCATTGGGTGGAGTCAGTCACGGTGCCGGCGTCGCCTAGGGCATTCACTCCCTCGATGAAGTATCTGAGAGTATTGGTCTTGTCTTGATTTTTGGCTATGCTTTCGGGAGTTTTGCTCCGTGGCAGGGTGGCCAAATAACTCGTGACTCTAAGGCTCATTGATCATCCTGAACGCGGTTCCGTTCTCTAGCTCTCGTACGCTGTATTGACCGTAGGCCAGATGGCAGGCCCATTGATGTCTCAGATCTTCGTCGGGCCAAAAGGGGTCTTCGATGCAGGCGAGATCTCGATTGCCCACTGGTGCCGCGGCATGTGTGGGTGCTGTCACAAACACCGGCACACCTTCTATCACGGCTTCCACGGCAGCATTGCTGTTGAAGGTCACCAGGGCATGCACATCATCACGCAGAACCGTGACCAAGGGGTCAGTCAGGACTCGGTCCAATCTGCGGGCAGCACGTTCTCGTACCACTATGGGACGATCGGTGTGTTGCTGCAATCGCGACACAGTGTCCTGGATCCATTGATCTCGATCGATGCCGTAGAATCTACAGGGTTTTTCATCGGGCGCAGCCACTATGATACGACGGCCGTGTCTACGACTCTGCAACCGTATACCCAGCTGATCAAATCTATCCGAGGATCGGGCCTGGATATCTCCATGCTGTAGGTCATTGCGTACTATGCGATGGTAGTTTTTATTGCCCAGGGGATTACGGGGGCTCCTGGCGTTGCCCAGGTATCCTGAATCCATGTAGTAAAAGGTACGGTGATCCTCCAGACATTGGCGCATGATTTTATATTTGAGGATACCGCGCAATACCAGAGTCCGCTGATCCCGGAAAACATCATAGTGATAATCAAAATAATCGGTATTGGTGGGTTCAACACCGGCACTGGCGGCCAGCCGGTTGATGTATTCATCCTCACCATTCTTGCTGAGGAAAACCCATTGATCAGCGGTCATAAAAGTTTCCGCTCGATGTCCTCTTCTTCGCAGCGATCGCCGTACTGTATTTCCACGATCTTGAGTGGGCTGGCCTCGTTGTTGACCAGCTGATGCCATTCGTTGGTGTCGATATGCAAGTGTTGGTGGCGTTCATAGATGCCCCGGGGTTCTAGATCTGTGCTGCGATTGATGGTATTGACCGTGGCGCGTCCCGAACTTACCAACCAAAACTCCGCCCGATCTCTATGACGTTGCATGCTGAGGGCACCGCCGGGTTCCACTGTGAGTTCTTTGACCTTGACGCCCGGTACTTCATGCAGCACACGATAATATCCCCAGGGCCGCCGGGTCTTGGGGGCTTTCCAATCTTCCAAGATCCAGCTGCTGGAGTTGGCCTTGTGCTCTCCACCCACACCAAACAGGAATTGTATGTTATCGGTATCTACATCCATTTCGGGTATGTTGCGGGCAGTGCGATCTCCACCGTTGGCGAATATGATACGATCCCCGGGATAGCGCCTACGCACTTCACGTATGGCTTCACGGCTGCTACCATCTGCGTCGTTGTAGGTCACGATCTCGTCGACCATGCGCAGATTGCCGACTATGTTGCGACGTTCGGTCAAGGGCATGAACGCCCGGCCCTTTTTGCGGGTGAGCCATTCATCACTGTTGAGTCCCACTACCAATCGATCTCCCAGCTCACGTGCGGCCTGGAAGTATGCGATATGTCCAGAATGAACCGGGTCATAGCCCCCGGTGGCAAGTACGATAGTTTTCATAGAAATATTTATCGGCTATGATATTGGTAAATAGGATTTACGATGACTTGGATTGATGATTTTAGGACCCGATATCAAACACTATTGACCCCGACTATCTCCGGGGCCAAACGTGGTCTACAAGAGGGTATCGGTGTGCGGTTCCCGGGGTTTGAATTGATGTTCCAGATGTTGTGGGATCGCGGATCTGATTGGTACAACATCATAGAGACCGGTACCCTGCGCCGTCCCGGCAACTGGAAAGATGGTCAGAGCGCGGTGTTGTTTACCGACTTTGTGGCCCAGACCGGTGGTACAGTGTGTAGTGTGGACATCGATGACGAGGCCTGCCAAGCAGCTCGCAGAGCCATACCCGATGCTAGATTCCAAGTCTATTGTTCAGACTCGGTTGAATGGCTCAATCAACGCGGTGTGGATCTGGAAGAAGTGGATCTGTTTTACCTGGACAGCTGGGATGTCAAATGGGGCGATGACCAACCCAGTGCAGAGCATCATTTGCGTGAATTCCAGGCCATAGAGGGTTATCTAAAACGTGGTGCCATAGTGGCCATAGATGACAATGCCAGATTCCTAGATGGACGTCGTACCGGCAAAGGTCGCTGCATCGTGGAATATCTAGAACGTCAGGGCCGTCGCCCCATATACGACGCTTATCAAATCATATATCAATTCTAGCATGATCATAGACACCACGCTGTTCAACAACGAATTTGACATGCTGGATATACATCTGGCCATCACCAGCCACTATGTGGATCGCTGGATCATATTGGAAGCCGATCGCACATTCTCGGGCCTGCCCAAATCCTACAATCTCACCCAACGCCTGGCCGAATATAATCAACGCTGGGGTGGTCGTATACAAACCATATGTCTGCCCCTGGACTCGGATCAAGTCAATTGGGCCTGCGAAACTGCCATGCGCCAGGGATTCCGTGAGGCCCTGGCCACCTGTGATGCCCAGGACATCGTGATCCATGGCGACTTGGATGAGATCATAGACCCCACGCATTGGCTGGAAATCTGTGAGCTCATGGATACTGCCGTGCAACCGGTATCCTGCGGCATGGACATGTATTTTTATCGCCTGGACCAGCGAGCCGAACGTGGCTGGAAAGGGTCTGTGGTGGCCCGGCGCAGCATGTTTGATACGCCGCATGAGCTATACAAAGGACCCAGCATCAAACGCAAGAATCGTGCTCATTGTGTGGGGTTGGCGCATCCTGTGGGTTGGCATTGGACCTGGATGGGCGATGATGCGGCCGTGCGTCACAAGGTCCGGGCCTGCATTGAAAGCCAACATCGCGATCCCGAACAGGTCCTGGCGGCGTTCAAGGAATTGGATACCACCAGCGCCATCAATCACAAATGCAGCAGTGCCGTGGTCGACACACAGTATCCACCCCAGGTACAGGCAGTGTTGGCCCAGTATCCACATCTATGGCATCACCCGCCACGATGACCCGACATCGCATAGATGTGGGTTGCGTGTTGCACGGTGACAAGTACGACTGGATCTATGTGGAACGACTCCACAACATGGTCAGTCGCAACATTGGCCTGCCGGTGGATTTCCATGTGTGGACCGAGCATGATAGATCGGTGCCGCCGCACATGATCAAACATTGTCTGACCGATTGGCAGGGCATTGCTGGCCCCAAGAAAAGCTGGTGGTACAAGATGCAGATGTTTGACCCGGGACATTTTGCCGGGGATCTACTGTATTTTGATCTAGACGTGGTGATTTGCCGCGACATCGGTTGGATCACGCAAAACACGCCCCAGAAGTTTTGGACCATCCGGGATTTTCGTTATCTGCAACGCCCCGGATATAACCGCATGAACAGCAGCGTGATGTGGTGGAATGTGCAAACCTTTGCGTGGATATGGCAGCAGTTCCAGACTGTTACTCCCGAGGCAGCAGCGCGCCAATATCCCGGCGATCAAGATTTCCTCCAGGCCACGATTGGCCCGGATCACTGTAGATTTTTGCCCGACAGCGCGGTACAGAGTTGGCGTTGGAGCGCCTGGGAAGGTGGCATGGACTTCAACCGGCGCCAGAGCCGGGCTCCCGGCACCGGGGCACACATCGCACCCACCACGTCCATACTGGTTTTCCATGGAAACCCCAAACCACACCAAGTCCGGGACGCACAGATCCAATCCTGGTGGATTTGACCCAGTAAAATCAACGACTTAGCTGTGGTTGACCAAAATAGGTGTGATGCCTATAATTGGCTGTATGAAACACATAAAGCTCAATGGCCGATATCATGGATTCCCCAAATGGAATCACATGCTGCAATTTTCGCGCAACGAAGCCGGTCGTCGTGAACAATTGCGTTGGGCCCAGGAATTTCAGCGCATGTACGGCCCCTGGTATACGTATCCCACACCAGAATCTGGAATATTTGATCGCATCTACAACGAAAATTGGTACTATGACGTCAAACGTCGCAGGCTGTATTTCCGTGAAGAAAGCGCGTTAACGATGTTGCTGTTGATGAAGAAATACTAACATGACAACGAACGTCGGGGATACGGAAGTTATGGAAACTCGCGAACGCTATTACGAATACGTCAAGTTCAAACGAACAGCGTTTCCTTCGCCTGACATATTTCGCCGATATCCCCATGCGGTTCGTTTGCCCATAATGATCTCGCCAACGTCTGCAGACCCGCGCAAGGCCTGGCTTTACGAAACACAACCCGGCAGTCGTTGGTATGTGCTGAACGTGGAAGTAACCAATATTGGCCCTGATGATGTTCAAGTATGGGGCACGGCTCGAGAATTTCGTGAATATCGTTTTGCCAATGCTCAGGATCAATTGTTGTTTCAATTGCGCTGGGCCAACACTGAACAATAAGGACAGCAACATGGCTAAAAAACGTAAATTGACTTTGTGGTTTTATGAACCACACGACATGGCCTGTTTGAAGGAAGGTCGAAAAGAATTGTTTTTGGGTAACTTTTGGGATTTTCATGCCGGATGTATGGGCACTGAATTTGAATTTGCCGATGGAACCGTAATCAATTTTGATAAACAGTGGACTGAAAACATCAGGAGTCCGTTGTCTGTTGCACAAATGGTTGCTAATGAGATCGGTGCAACCATTGAAATCAAACACAGAAAAACACCTTTTGACTGTTAACAGAGAAATAAAGGACAGCAACATGGATCTCACAAAAGTAACCGACAAAGAATTGCAGGATGAACTCAAGCGCAGGGCCGAAGAAGCCAGACTGGCTAGATTGGCAGAACGGCAACAGCGTCTTGACCTGGTGCTCAAACATCGTGACACACTCTTGGAGTTGGTGCCGCACAGCAGAACCAGCTGCTCTGACCAAGATGTCAGCAACGGGCTCTACAGCGCAGAATACGGTCCACGCTGCACTCGCTGTGGCCTGTTGGAATTGGACGATCTAAAGGATAATTTTGACGTCACGGTTGAAGTCCGCATCACAAAAGTTGAGGAATAATCAATGAACACTGCTTGGAGCCATTTGCCCAATGCCACCGCGATTGATCGCATCATAGCTGATGTCAAGACCAATGGCACGGCATGGTCTCAGGCGAGGTCTCAGGCGTGGGATGCGGCGTGGTCTCAGGCGTGGGATGCGGCGAGGTCTCAGGCGAGGTCTGCGGCGTGGGATGCGGCGATGGATGCGGTGGGGGATGCGGCGTGGTCTCGGGCGAGGGATGCGGCGTGGTCTGCGATAATTGCCCTAATCGCGTGGGATAATTGCGGTCACTTGTTGGATAATGATCCCAAACATGTCCATCTCCTGGCTCTACTGGGTCAACCTGCGGCTGTATTGCTGTTACCAGCCATGATTGCGTTGAATAAAGGAGATAGATAATGGCCACTGCTTGGAGCCATTTGCCCAATGCGGTCGCGATTGATCGCATCATAGCCGATGTCAAGACCAATGACACGGCGTGGTCTCGGGCGAGGTCTCAGGCGTGGGATGAGGCGTGGCTTGCGGCGAGGGATGCGGCGATGGATGCGGCGAGGGATGCGGCGTGGGATGCGGCGAGGTCTGCGGCGAGGCATGCGGCGGTGGATGCGGCGGTGGATGCGGCGTGGGGTGCGATACTTGCTCTAATCGCGTGGGATGATTGCGGTCACTTGTTGGATATTGATCCCAAACAAGTGCAGGTTCTGGCTCTACTGGGTCA